AATTGCTTGTTTTCTTTTCGGAGTTCTTCGTTTTTCATCTCAAGCCTATCTGCCTTGTATTCCAAACTCTCAAGATCTTCTTTAGAAACGCCATCTGCGGCGGGCGAGGCAACATAAACACCAGCCTCTTCCTCTTCTTCGGCGACCTTTTCTTCATCATACTCTTCAACCATTTCTTGGTCTTCTTTTGGTATGTCAACTGTTAGGATTTCTTTAAATATATCCACCAACTCCGACTCATCAAGCTCTATTTCGTCATCTCTATTGCCAGGTTCAGCAACAGAGTCTTCAATACTAGTGTCAAGACCAATCTCATCAGCGAGATCTTGACGATCAAGTTCAAAATCTGTCTCTTCTGGGTCTTCTTCTGCGTCAGCGGCTGCAATAATCTGATCTAAATCGACAACCACAACATCATCGTCCTCGACATCGGGATCGTAAGCCATCGGAATGTCTAATTCGACTTCCTCTTCGCCCGCACCCATTTCGTCTTCCATTCCAAGACCTAGTTCATCCTCTTGTTCTAGAATTTTTTCCATGGCCTGCTCAACCTCGGCTGAGTATTTTTCAATGACGGCAGTTTCTGCGCTTTTAAGGGCGGCCTCACGTAATTCGGAAGCATCAATAATCGCCTGTTCAAGCATTGAGTTAGACATATTTTTATCCCCTTCGAAGAGAGTTGATCAAATTAAATAGTTGTGACAAATGGAAATAGGACTTTTTTCTATGTGCAATATCAGTCCGAAACACCTGATCCAGTCGGTGTCAGCATCTCTCCAGATGCAATATTTGTAATTTCGGCATATATTTGATAACTCACAGTCTGTGCAGCAGTGGGATTCGAAATAAATACGTCCTTCATTCTGCCGTTCAAAGTAATTTGGTTACTACCTGTTAGTCCGCCGGGAGTTTGAGCACCAGAAACTGTTATAAAATGCTGGGTCGTTGCTGGAGTGTTCATTGCGCCAGTGGAAGCAAAAGCAACCCTTAGTGCGTGGGCACCGTGGTTTATAATGGTGACAGATTTTGCGATAGGATCAAAAGTGTGAGGATCCTCCTCACCAGCGCCAAGACTCTCAGTGCCAGACAGATACGGCAGTCCAGCCATCTGATACGATCCAACGTTATTAACTCCGGGGGTTCCCCAATTAGCGTTTCTACCCATTATTTTCTCCTCCGAGCCTTTTTAGCAAGCCTCTTGGTGCTAGGATTAATTAGTTCGGTCCTGTCCTTATTGACCTTATCAATGATTCTTTGTCTTTTAGCTTTGTTTTCAGATTTAATCACAGAGGGTTTTTTATATCGGGCTCTTGCTCTATATTCTTCAACAACACCCTCTTTTTTTACCTTCTTGATAAACTTTCTAACCATTCGGTCAGCGTTGTCCCCACACTCCTGAGCAGTGACCACTATGCACCCATTTATGTTTTTTGAAAAATTGTTCTTTCTTTGTCTTTTCATTTTTTTACTTTCTTGTTTTGGCGGCAACTGCTGCCCAGTTACCCATCCCTGGTAAATTAGTTATATCAACCCCAGAGTCTCCTGGGGCCACACTGCCGAGCGGTCCCTTTCCAGACTCTGGTATTGGTTTTGTGCCCTCAAATAATTGAGGGTTTGAAAATTTCTTTTTGACGTCTTCGTAAGCAGAGCCACCAATAGCATCTAGAACCCTTCTTTTAGATTCTTTCATTTGGCTTGTTGCTTGCGGAGGTGTATTGTGGCGTGCTTGCTCAAACATCGGTTTAACTGTCGGCGAGGCTGATAGTCCTTGGGCTACCTCTGTAATAATACCAGAGAGCACCCCCTCTTCAAAAATGACCTCTTTGACGCATTCTTTAATAATATTTTTGAGTTCCGATTTTTTCATTACTTTCCCTTCTAGTAAGTAGTGATCTTTATATGTTATACCCGTTTGTTGTTCCGGCGTCATAAAAGTAGAAACCAGAACCATCAGATTGCCAAGTTCCTGAGTCTCTTCTAAATTGGATTGTCAGTGTGCCAGGTCCTGTATTGTTGTTACAAAAAGCGGCGAAAGGGTAAAAGATACCCGCCTCTAATGTAAGATTGCTACTTGTTCGTGTTCGACTGGAGTGGAGTCCGCCATTATCAACAACGGCGTTGTTTTCGTCCAAAGATCCGTCGGCTGCTTGCGAGTCAGACCCTATCCAAACATAAGAGCCGTCATCAGATGTGGTCCTAAACTGCCACGAGGACGAGTCAGCATCAGGCAAAAACAGTCCACGAAAAACATAGGTTGAGGTTGTGGGAACACTAAAGCTGCTTACGTTACTGGAAGTCCCTGTATCACCCTGTAGTCCTGCCAGGTCGCCTGGGGTTGCTCTGTAGCCACTATACCTTCTATAAAAAAGTCCGCCTGTATAGGCTCGTATTCTATCTTGTGCTATGACTATCATGACGACCTTACATAATATATAGCGACTTTTAGTCCTCTTGCTCCTGTGCCAGCACTATCAATATCAAACGTTATTTGATCGTCGTCATTCACTGGAGTTGGATTATTTGCAAAAACAGCGGCGGTTGCAGCAGTGGTAGTCGTTGTTTCGTTAGCATCTATGGTTGGTCGGGTTGAGAAAATACTGCCACCACCAACGTTTACATCAAACTCAACTGCTCCGCTAGTGGATGCGGTCGAGAGAGAGCCTCTTACTGCTGTTATCATAGCAGCAAATGGTGCCCTAACTGTTACCTGTGAAGTGCCTGTTTGAATATTTGTATTTTCTTCCGTTACTGCCACAACCATAACTTGCGTTATCAAAAGATTAGGGCTAGTAAATTGTAGGGCATTCGCCCCTATTGCTGTCAATACTGAATTGGCCGCCCCATCGCCAGAAGGGAACGTATAAAAATCACTAGTATCTGCTGGATTTACCACCATTAGAGTACCTGTGACAGAAGTTGTTCCCTGAACGGTCAGAGGAAATGGCGGAGCATTGGTGTGGATACCAACGTTACCATCTCCCCTGATTCGTATCCTTTCGGTGACTGTTGCCCCTGTACCTAGAGCCAAATCATTATTAGTCCCACCACCATCACTTTCATTTCCCAAGAATTTTACATAGGCTCCGACAACCCCACCCGATCCTTGAAATTGAAGAGTGCTATCATCATCGTTATCGTCTCTCCGTACTGTAAGCTCAGGAGCATCCGTGTGGAGTTTAAGATCGCCACTCACCTTGAGGCTATCATCAAACACAAAGTCAGTACCATCGTGGACCAGTGTTTTAGCAGCAGTTCCTATTTTTAGTCCGTAGTTATCTTGGGTTGTCCCTACGTGTCCGTTGGTCGCACGAACGGCTAACGCTCCTGCACTATGAGCGTCTACAGTTAGAGCGTTAGTTGCTGCTGATGTGTTGATCCCAACGTAAGCCTCTGTTCCATTATCTTTTATGTCAATAGCAGGATTAGTTTGAGTATAGGCATCAACCCTAAACAAGCTGGTATCTCCACCAGAGTCAGCAGATTGAGAGACGTGTAATAGCGCCGTGGGGGAGTCTGTCTGGATACCAACTCGGTCATTTGCTCCGTCAACAAATAACATGTGGGTTTGACCGTTTGATTCAACACGAAAATCAATATCTGCGCTGCTCTCGTTGATAACAACTTCGTCTTGGGCTGCCTCTGTTAATGTGATAAAATCAGCGCCGCCAGCCTGGAGGTTTACAGAATCGTCTTGAAACCTAATAAAAGTGTCGGTATCACCTCTGTGGTAGATATACTCACCGACTTCCATACTCCCACCAACAGACAGCTTGAGGCTTGGATTACTAACACCAAGCCCAACACGTCCGTTCGCCAAGAAAAACACGTTCTCATTTAACTGAAGGGTGCCCGTAACTTGATGTAGGTCGCCGTCGCTATTTCCTAGCTTTGTATCGCCATCGGCCTCAAGCCGAATTGCAAATCCCTGTCCACCACTACCACTAGCACCAAAACCGGCTGACATTACTAATCTCCTAGTATGTCATTCAAGGCACGGTTAATTCGATCTGCCTTTGTTAGATGTGTTTTAACCTCTTTGCCCTCGGACACAAGAAAGGCACCATTAGTGCTTGGCTCCGAGACTAAATCAAAACAGAGAAGCTGGAAGTCATCTTCCACCATTGTTGTGCCGCCCTCTTGACGAGTTGATCCAAGTCCACGGCTAGAAATACCTAATTGCACACCGCCTTTTACAAGTTGTTTGGCTACTTGTCCGGCAGGTGTTTCTAGAATTTTCAACTTGCCCATAACATCGTCACCATCCCACCACACTTCTGTAATAAGGTGGCTGGCGTTTTTGAGTTCAACAACAGAACTGTCAGGATGATCGAGTTCTCCAATCGCTCTTCCTTCACGAACAAGTTTCGTATAGTTTTTCATTTCTCTTTCAAGAATCGGCTTGGGATAAATGCGGCCATTGCCGTTCTTTTTTCCAGCAGCTTGAATCTTGCCGGCCAAGACTAGGTGAACACCACTCTTGTTACCTTCACGTTCCTCCTCTGTGAGAAGGTCATCGCTATAATCTAAATTCATAAACTCTTGTAAGACGTATTTCTTTGTCATTTTTGTCTCCTTAAAGTGCGGGCGCTACCCGCACGATACTGCTACCCCTGCAACAATTTGCTACTGGTCTTAGCATCCCTTTTGATTCGGTATTCATGTTGAAATCCTCCGTCCGATATGAGCATACATAACGCATAAGATGTTCCAGAAGATAACCAACCCAAAAGCAAGGCGTTTATCAACGTTACATCAAATATAAATAGTTCGGTAAAAGGGTTTAGGATCAGAAGAAGAACGCCGACCCAAAAGCCGACGCACATAGGGCAATGAAAAAAATGGTGTGCTGGTCTCACTTTCTCAAAAATAGTAGAAAATACTAATATTTGAGTTAGTCCATAACAGGAGAGAATAAAATAAAGTAATTCCAAGCCAACCTCAACTAGTAAAGGTATCCATACCCAACAAAGCTGTATGGTATGTCGTATGTTCTGGCTCTACCGTAAGGAGTTTCCTCTTCGGGCTTAATTTCTCCCAAGTCTGTTGTTTCAGACTCATCAGGGTCTGTAAAGCGATCCTCAATATTTTTATCGTACTGATCCGCTTTGATTTCTTCGCCTAAACTCTTCTTTATAAATTTTTCTATTTCTAAAAGTGCCACCTGAACGCCGTCAATCCCCTCTGGAGAAGGTTCCATCATAGCCTCCAGTACGCCAAACTTAAGTCCGCCCTGAATCATATTGTGGTTGATCACACCACCCTCCTCCAAGGAGGCCATCAGGTCCCTCTGGTAACTGTAAATATTCGAATTATCCCCAGAGTACATTTTTGGAATGGCAGTGACAGTATTAGCCGTCGGGGATACCACTATGTTCATTTTTTCGTGGTCCATAATTAACAAATTGCCGCCAAGAGTTTTTCGAACCTGTAACTCTACCGTTGCCTGGGGCGGTTTAGGTGGTTCAGGCTTACTTATCTTAATCTTTAGAGGCATCAGACTGGTACTCTCTTACTAAACTTTGAAGTTTTAAAACTTTTTTAAGCTCTGCCTCTGTAATATTTGAGACGTCTAAAGCATCTATTCTGCTTAGAACCGTGTTTGTGCTACTTACCATTTCTTTGTCGTCTTTAACCTCGGGTAACGATAGCGACTCTTTCACACTGTTCTTTATTCTTGACAACTCTTCCACCAAATACAGTTGAAAGTCAGCGTAGTTCTCGCCTAGCGATACAACATACTTATTTAGCAAGTCTCTCTGCTCCGGCAAAAGGCTCACATACTTCTCATTAAATTTCTTGATAAAAGTCGTAACAACCAAGTTATCAACTGGCTTTAATGCCGATTCATTAAGGCTTTTCTTTGAAGAAATAATCTCTAGCATTTCTTTTTCCAGCAGGACTCTATTTTTTAGTGGTGTCTTAACATTAAAGATCTGACCAACAGTTGCGAAATTTTTGTAGTTGGGAACAAAATTAGAGAACACTGCTGCCCCAAGCTCTTTGTTGATGCTCTTTATTAACTTACTTTGCTCTAAAAATACATCTTTATGAGGAAGACGCTCATGCTCGACTCTGGCTTGAAATATGATTTTTTCCGCCGTATACTGATCAAGATCTCTACTCTCAAGAAGGGCTTTATAGCATTTTAATTCTTTGTTTAACAAAGTCCCGCCTGAAAAGTGTTCTTTTATAATTGAAACTGCTTTATTTTTTCTGTTGTTGTCTTTGGCAACGATAGCTTTAGTGACTTCTCTTACCAGAGCCTCAAAAACAAAAGCAGTATTTCTCTTTTTGTTGTGTTTAGTTCTCATGATTTTTTTTCCAAATTATCAATCAGCCGAAGCACGTCGTTGTTAGCCTCTTTTAATAAAACCTCTTCACGATCCAAAGCCTCTCCAACAGTCCCTCGTGACAAAGGTCTCATCTCTCCAGACCACCCTTTATATAGGTTTCTATCTGAGCTAGAAGCCACGCTTTCTCCCGTGCTGGCCAAATAACTTCTTAACCTGGCTCCGGCTCGGCGTCCATCTATTTTAACTTCTTCATATCCATTATCGTTTCTTTGTCCCGGTTCTGCTAAAAGTGGTCCGCCCTCATCTGCTTCTTCTCCGGCGGCGGCAGCGTCTGCTTCACCGCCGCCTTCGCCACCAAGATCAAGGTCGCCACCTTCGTCAGCACCACCAAGATCACCACCAGCCTCATCACCACCAGCACCGGCAGCGCCGCCAGCGGCGGCGGCAGTCATCGCTTCGCCGGCAGCAGTCCCAATGGACTCAACCGAGGAGGCGTGCTTGGAGTCACCAAACTGCTCAAACATAATTCTTTCAATTTCATCGTCATCAAGTTTAAATATATTTTTGTATATCCACCTTCTAGAGAAATATCCCTCCGTGGCTGCACCAGCGATCTCGAACTTAGTTCTGAAGTGTTCTAACTCCTGAAGCTCTGCTATTTTCGAAGGATTGTTAAGAGTCAGCTTGAAGTTAGTTAGATCGGCATTTCTATATCCTAAAGTAAAAAGATGAATAATACACATCTTTTCTAACTCTGCAAGAACAACTCTCTGAAGACGTTGAATCGTTCTGGCAAAACGGATATCTTTCTGTGCCAGTGTAGTTTTGTCTTCCATCGCATCGGATTGAGCTAGGTAAGCCTTCGGCACCTTAAGTGCGGAGAACAACTTGTCTCTCAAGTAGTTAACATCATCAATATCGCCCGTAAAGGACCCTCCCGCCAAGGTTTCGATCCTAGAGGAATTTCCTGCACGAACTGGTATATAATAATCTTCATCGATGCTCATAGCGTTATATCTTAAATCAACCCTGCCAGTGTCAGCATCAACAATTTGATTTCTTTTCATTTGTGTTTTAACTTGTTCAATATACATCTCCACATCTTCCGCAGGGATGTTACCAACATCAATATAAAACACACGACGCTCAGGAGAGCGAACGATTCTATAGGCCATCATAGCATCCTCTAGAAGTGTCAACTGTCTCCATATTCTCCTTGATGGCTCAAGGACAGATGTCCCATAGGGAACATACTTGTCATTACCAAGAACTCTAAAGTGTGCTATCTGCCAATTTTCAAAAGTCACACCTGGCTGTGAGTCTCCAGACCAATAATATTGAACGTAGTTTGGATTTGTCTGGTCCTTGCCCTCAAGTCTTTCAACTTCTCTAACAGGCAGTGGTATGACATTTGTAACGCCCAGATTATCATCAACATCAAGATACAAAAAATAATCTCCAAACTTACACATACTACGAGCCCATCCAAAAAGATTTGACTCAATGTTTAAAACAGTGTATAGTAAAGTGTTTATTATTTCTTTAATTTCACGATTGTGACATTCGATATGGACCAGAGGGTTAATCTCTGACGATGTTGTAATCTCATCGGCATAAACATCTAGAGCAGATGCTATCTCCGGCATATATTCCATCTGGTCAAAATCTGTATATCTTAACTGCTTGTCCCTGTTTAAAAGAACTTTACTTTGTAATCCAGAAAAAGGGTTGTAGTATTCTTTTTTCTTAAATTCTTTTCCATTTGCAGTTGTAAACTTATATTTTGTTACTGTTCTAGCGGTTGTTCTAGTAACAGTAGGCTGATTATAGTCAACCAAAGGTCCACTAAACAGTCTTGTTAGTCTTTTGAACAAGGTTGATTGTTGATTACGAGGATTGTTTTGATCACTCTTGTGTTGATTGCTGTTGTCTGCCATTTTTACCCCTTAATAATCCAAGACAAGTCATATTTTTTTCCGTCATTACCTTCAAAAGTGCTTTGCGGGCCTTTTCTTGGTTTAAAGCCTTGCATTCCCGGTATTTTTGTATCAAAGGTACTGTTACTAACAGATATACCACCTATCATTGCTTTTTTATAACTCATCTCCCTCTTATTAACAGTTAGAGCAGTGTCCCTAACCCAGCAACCTATACTAGTTGCTATAACAAGATCATCATTATAACCTCTCATTGCCTGCGGTCTTCCATTGTGCCAAACAAAAGTTTTAATTTCAGTCGCAAGACGCTTTGAGTTAATATTAATTAGTTTGTTTCTAACGAATTCCTCAAACTTAGCAATAACTAGTGGCCTAGTTTTCATCGACATGGTAAAACCAGCGACCCCGCCTATCGCCTCGGCTGTTGCCTGATCAACATATTCGTGTGTGGACCGAATACTATAGTAAATGTTAGAATAGTCTAACTCCTCTAATCGACTTAATACGCCTATCCCAAGTGAATTGTTTTCTATTACAAGAAGCGCCTTATTATATTCCGTCGCCATACTAAAAAGAAGCGGAGCAAACATATCGGGGGTTAATTTACCTTGATATTCAGCCACTTGGTTCATAGTCTGGACATCCAAAATCTGGCAGACACTATAATCTGATCCGTCACCTCTCGCAACGTCAGCAATGGCCAGGTAGTCTCTCCCCTCTTGTGGAGGTTCCCATATCCAATAATTTCTGTCGAATCCTGTTTGCCTGTTTGGTTCACAAATATTATCCAAAATACGATTCAGATCATCACCGTGAACAACGGTCTCACCGGATGCGTTAAAGTTACACTCAAGCTCTTGAGCGATTTCTCGCTTTGACATATTCCTAGTTTCTTTTTGAAACCAGGCTGCATCTCTCTCTGGATGCACATCCCAAGGCAACTTAATTGGATTAAAATCATTCTTGCCCAACTCGGCCTCAGTGTAGTTTTTATGAAACCAGTTACCGACACCATAAGGGGTGCTTAGTGCTATGCAGGTACCACCCGTTGAAAGTGTAGGATACAAGCCAGCCCACATCTCTTCAAGTCCTTCAACAATAGCCGCCTCGTCAATAACCAAAAGCGACAACGCCTCTGAACGTCCGGCGTCACCAGATGTAGAAGATGCTTTAACTTGAGATCCGTTAGTTAGCTCAAAAGAATTCCTATTATCTATTGCAATAGAAGCTATCTTAAGCCAAGATGGAAGATTCTTATAAATCGCTTTAGATTTCTTAACAAGGTTGGCTGCCGTTCCTAGTTTTGTTGCAACAACTAAAACATTCTTATCACGATGAAACAACATTAGCCAAGCAACATACGATGCAACAGTGGTGGATATACCCAACTGTCGTGCTTTTAATATAATATTAAATCTATGTTTTTTAAAATCAACAAGAGCGTTCTCTTGGAACTTATACATATCAAATGGTATTAGACCATGCATTGGGTGCGATATCTTCGCATACTTATTAGAAAAGTAGACAGGATCTTTGCCGCAACGGACAATCTCTGCCATCATCTCTTTTTTTGTAAGGCTCATTTAGGCCTCTGGTGTATCGGGGTTTTTTGGTGCCTTGTCGTTGCTTGGTCTTTTGTCGGAGAAAAGATCTAAGAATTTTTTGATACCGTCTTCAACAGTATCTTTTGACGGCTGCTTAAGACTTTCAACGCCCTCGACCCCACCAATCTTATATCTCTTAGTGGCTTGTACAAAGTTTCTAACTCTAGACGTGCTCTGGACCATAATATCTGCTTCTGCTACTTCATTCAGGGTAACAGAGGATTTCATGACCTTGCGATATTCTTTTTTAAGATAACTAACAATGTCACCAAACTTTCTTTCGATCTCATTCTCGAACTGGGCTCGGGGATGAATCTCTTTCATCAAGACTTCACTATGATAAGTTACAATCATTTGATCAGCAGAGAACTTGACTTTAAAACCATCGATAACACGACTGTCTAGAATAGGATGCCCCTCTTCTCTCTTTAGTCCAATTTTTTCATCCATATTATCATAGCCATCATAGGCATTCGATGCCGCCTGACTTAAACCCTTAATCACATCTAAAATGGTAGCCATTTTTTTATTCTCCAAAATGTTTTAGAAACCAAAGCTTTGAAAAAACGACCTATTCTTGTAAATAGTGGTGGACTCCAAGCCGCATCGCCAGGTCTCCAACCATTTTTCCATCGCTCCTCTCTAAATTCTACGTGGTCAATATAGCACTTTTCACAGCACTTAAACCTATTCATATATAGGTCGTCCGCAGACGAAAATGAATAAGTTTTGCAAACAGGACACGACCGAACAGCATCAGAGGGTTTCCTGTTTGTTTTTATCTCTATGTCCCCAACTGTATAGGACATCCTTTTTTTATGTTTTTTATTAAACTTTCTTCTTCTGTCCTCAAGTTGTCCCAGGTATTGTTTTTCTTTATCCTGTCCCCAGCCGGATCGAAAATCCTGCACTGTGTCCTTGCCATACTTTTCGGATATGGCCTTTTCAACTGCTGCAATATAGTTATAATCTTTACTCATCGTTGATAAACAGCGTGAACTATACCAATAGAAACGCCAGTGCCTATCACCAAGCCTGTGAGAAGACCGAGTGTTCCACGATTTCTGTCAAACCATGAGTTGTTTTTCTTGAGTTGTTCTTCTAGTTTGGTGATGGAACGAATATACGTCTGCTGGACCTGAGTGCAGACCTTTTGGTCCACGGAGCACTCGGCGAGCTTTGCGTTGGTGTCAATTTTCTTTTCCAGTATTTTGCGAAAGTCTTCTTCGCTCAACAGAATTCCAACATAGGTGTTGCCCTCTTGCTCAACAGCCGCTGGGCGAGGCTCGAACTTCGTGACCTCTGCCGCAGCGGCGTTAAGCGAAAAGAGCAGTATGAGTGCAACTACTTTTTTCATATTACTTCAGGAACTTCTTCAGTCCCTCGATTCGTTTGGCAGGACGTTTCAGTCCACTGACCAAGGTATAAGTAACAAGCTTATCTCTGTTTGAGTCTTCGTAAATACCACGATGAATAATTGCTCCGCCTGTCAATGCGGCCAAAGTATCAAACCCAAACTCGATACTGTCCATCAAGCCAACAGTCTCTTCAAAAATTGTTTCGCCACCAACCACAATACAAGCTGCGCCTGTAGCTGTAGTCAGATCAAACCCCTCGGCAAGAAGTGTTTTCTCTAGGTTCTTTTTAAGGGCACTGGAAATAGCTGTTTCACTATCAACATCCTTAACACTTGTAACACCCATAATCATACAACCAGACTGTCTCATAATACTATCATAGTCTGTGGCATCAAAGGTTGTATACTCTGAATCTTGATTTGCCAACACGTTGAAGACGTGGAACAAACCAGCGACTGTGTTGTTGATTGTGGTCCAGAACTTCTTGACTGTAAGTTTTGGATATAGTTTTTTGATCTTCTCGTTATCAACCATAATGAGTGGAGCGATCTTTCCTTTTTCTGCGAGCCCGCAAAGTTGGGTGATGCGAGCGTGGGCATTCTTGGCTACCGTTGGGGAAGCCGACTCGCCAGCAGTTGGAAGGGAAGCGATGACACCAACTCGTTGATCAACATCGTCAATACCGATATAGGTAAAATATTTTTTAGCTACTTTGATAAGAGTGTTGACTGTGCCACCACCAGAACCACCAGATACGCCAAGACAAATCAAAATGCGGTCAACATTGTTTCCAAATACTTCTCGGAACTTGTTAAACACTTCCTGTTCTTTACGCTCGATAGCTGCTTCAGCTTTGGCCTGATCCTTGCCGGCACCCTGTTCGCCGTGCTCGTCAACTAGAAACTTTTGATTCTCTGGTAGATCAAGACCATTAAGATCCGATCGGGCTGTATTTACGGCAACCGTCTTTGTGTAACCCATATCGTAAAACGCCTTAGCCATACGTCCGCCACCTTGACCAGCGCCAACGATAGCATAGGTTAGAGCGCCGCCGGACTTATCTTCAACAGCCTCCTCCTCTTCATTTAGCTCAGGATCATAATCCTCTATTTCTAGTGTGGGAATGTCTACCATTTTTTATCTCCTTAGATATCTAATTCCTTGTGTAATCTAATTAAAGCCTTTAATCGTTCTTCTCGGTCGTCTATTTTTTCAGTGTCTCGTAGACGATTTTTGAAAACACTCTTAACTGCTCCAATCCTATCTTTTTCTAGTCTACCACGCAACTCCGCTTCCTTTAAGGCTACAGTTGCTTCTGTTTTTATTGCTTCCAAATATTCTATTTCATCTTCCGTTGGTTTCAGCAAACGGTAAAAATATATAAGTAGGCTTGCCAAAACAACAAACCCTAACACAAGCTTCCACCAACTTGACTTAAGCCAGTACCATGCTCGTTTCATTTTCCGTGTTTCCACTTAGCAGCAATATCGGCTGCCCCTTGTAATCCAATGTATGCGAGAGAAACAGCAACCCAGTCGCTGCTTGTAAGTTGTCCAGCCGCCAAGAAAGCAGTGGAAGTTCCCCATACAATTAACTTTCGTGAGGCCCATTTACCGAGCCATTTATCTAATTTTTCTTGCATTATTAAAACACCTCCCTTGTAGAGGTATATAGTCTGCTATTTGCCTGCTTTCTCTGCCTGGGCTTTAACGGCAGCAACAAACTTAGGAATCAAAGATTTTGGGTTGGGAGCATTGTCTAAAACTTTCATCGCTTGCTTAACGGCCATCCCAATGATATTACTATCGCCTTTAATAGCATCCATCTTCCTATCAATTTGTGCGCCTGTGCGCCTCTGAGTCTTAGCAGCGTCTCTGGCTGCTGAGGACATCTTGGCGTCATCCTCTACTTCAGTTAGGACATTTTCCAATTCTTCTTTGATAACTTTTTGCAAGTATTCTTTAGTAATTTTCATTTTATTTTTTCCTCTTGAAGGGTGCTTGTGGCTTATTCCAATCGACCTCTCCCTTTTCCAGAGTATCGGCGGCGATTTTATCTGCGCCTGGCACCTCGTTTGGATCAATGCGTGGCATATCAACTCTATCAGGCGCTCCTTGTGGTACAACAAACTTCACAGTCTTAAGGTTGTCAGAGAACTTTTTCACGGCAGCGTCAATTGCAGCGTCGCCGTCTAGTCCTGTAAAAGTCTTGAGTGCTCGGGCAACTTCTTCGGGGCTGAAAAATTTGTTACCCTCCTGTGCTAATCGGGTCAACTCTTGTCTTATTGGTCCCGGCTGAAATTGGTTAAAGCCTCCAGTGCCCTCCTTGCCTTGAAGCTGTCCAAGCTTACCAACAGTGATTGCGTTTAGAATTCGTATCAAGTCTGTGCCTGGAAAGTCAACCTTGTATCCACCGACCTTTGCACTTGGGTTGACCATAGTGGTTGCAACCCACCTGTGGTGTCCGTCCATAATATGCTTATCGCTACTGATAAAAGCACCAAGGTCACCACCTGTTTTCATCTTTCCTTGTATCATAGAAAGAGCCATGCCCATCGCTTTTGAAATATTCATGCTGCTTTGAGATGGCTTTAGATCTGAAACCTTGTAAAGTGTGTTGGGCGAAACCTTGATAACATCATCTCTTGGGTCGCCATCTTCCTGCCCTTTTGTCACGTCCTGCTGGGCGTCTTCAGGGTTTCTTGCTACTTGTGATAACTTTAACGGAAATTGTTTTGGGTCGATGTCTTGTTCTTTAATGACTCTTTTAACGGCCTCAACCAAAATAGACTTTTTAATCTTCATAAACACACACTCCAAAGGCTATGATTAAATAGTCTCATGAATCTCTTTTAGCCCGCTTATGTATCTGAGTGAGCCCGGCCATTACTCGAACCTCTTTACCCTCATAGATAATAGTTGCTATTTTTTCCCAAGTATGGTATTGTTTAAGTAGCCCAACTTTCCAACCCTCTTTGTCAGCGCTAGTGTATTTAAACCTAACAAGGTCACCGGCTTTCATACTTTTTTATTCTTTTCAAAAATTTCTGGCGGTTGCTTTCCGTGTTCATAGAACTGATCTCTGTGCTCGGGCAGTCAACCGCTTGATGCATTGGTGCTTTAATAGTTCTTCCATAGTCTTTAACACCGGCTGCTATACCACAAGTTGGTGACCGACTGATGCCAATAAATCCTACAGCATCACTGTGGCGGTCGGCAATCTCCCGGCTCTTCTCTTGGAGTTCTGAGTATACTTCCTTCTTGCCTGCAAATGCTTTGACTTCGCCGTCAACCGCACGCAGCCTGATGGTGGAACGTGGTGTACCGAAGAGTTCGTGCTCTGGGCAAATAGGCACGAGTTCATAACCGTGTTCGGCTGCCCAATCGTGGATGTGCTGGTGGTGTCGGTTGCTCCCGTTCCATCTTACATCATCGCCATAAACACAGGCACTGATCAGGATCTTAGGGGATTGCATCTACGCCAACACCCCAGCCTGCACGAATCATTAGTAACATCATCGTTGAGCCCAGCACCATACCCAGGGAAGCGATTCCGCATAACCTAAGCCTAACGCCCATATCTTTGTGGTCTATAAAGAATAGAACGCCTGGTAAATTAATAAATGGAAGTGCTGCGCCCAGGAAGGCCTGTAATATAATCCA